TCAAAGGATTCTTAGATAAGCTAGGTAACTATGGTAAGAAATATGGATATATTAAAACATTTCCTCCTTATAATAGAAAGAGGTGGTTTAGTAACTGGTATCCAAAGATCTGGAACAACAAGTCATCTATGATGGAGCTTGGCAGTATTGAAAGGGCTAGTAAAAACACACCTATACAAGGAGCTAGCGCAGACATGACAAAGCTAGCACTAGTACTTATGCGGGATTATATAAAGATAACTAATTGTCCTGTTAAGCTAGTGATGACTGTGCATGACCAGATAGACACTATATGTAATGACGACTATTTAGAAAAATGGACAGTTAAGATGCAAGAGCTTATGGAACTAGCTGCTAATCAAATAGTTAAGAATGGCTTATTAAAGGCAGAGGTATCAGTAAGTAATTGTTGGGAAAAATAAAGAGAGGTGAGTAATTAGTAGCGAATTCTACACCAAGAATGTTACAACTAGATAACATGCTAAACAGGGCTTTCCTGGTTATCGGTCAGATTCTACTCACCTCTTTTACTTTTAAATTAAATATTATGGAAGAAAATACTAGATATATTATAAATCAGTTAAAAAAAGAAATACAAGAAAAAAAAGATAATGGTCCCAGAAATATAACTGCAGATCAATTATGGAAATATAGTGGAAAGGTTGAGCCTAACACTGTAGAATATGCTAATCTAATGGCAGAACAAAAAGAACGTAGACAATTTTTAAGATATTATAAAAAAAGACTTAAAAAGAAAGATATATTCTTATTACTCAACGCTACAGAAAGCAGAATTATAGATTATTTCTATAAAACGAATTCAAATTTAAGCTTAGTGCAAATGAGTGAAGATTTAGGGCATAGTAAAACATATATAAGTAAAATTATTAGTAAACATTTAAAAATACAAAAAAATGATAAGAACAACACAGGTAAGCTCCCTTAAAAAGCTAAAGAATTTAGATGGTAAGAGAAAAACTGTCTATGATATAATAAAAATTAAAGGTAAAGCTACAAATAGGATGATAGCTAAAGCTTTAGCGTGGGATATAAATAGAGTTACAGGTAGGGTTACAGAACTAGTTGGACTAGGTTTAGTGGACACAGACGGAACTCACTATGATAAAGAAACTAATAGAACTGTTACACTATGGAAAGCGCTGTGACTCAAAAGATTAACCAAATAAGAGATAAAGAACAAAGGCAAGCCCTTAATAACTGGGCCGGTCAAGGGTTTGTAGGTTCTATTATTGCAGGTACAGGTTTTGGTAAGTCTAGAGTTGGAGTGCTAGCTGTACACTATGCCGTTAAAGATGGGGGTAAAGCACTTATACTAGTGCCTACGGTCCAGCTTCAAGAACAATTTAAACAAGAGTTTGTAAAATGGGGGCTTGACGACTGTTTAGATAATATAGAAGTATTATGCTATCAAACTGCTTATAAATTAACAGGTGAACAATATAATATTGTAGTTTGTGATGAGGTCCATTTAGGATTAAGTCCTGAGTATCGTAAGTTTTTTAAATACAATATGTACGATAAACTACTATGTATGACTGCTACATTACCTGAAGAGGAAGAGTACAGGGATATTTTAAAGAAAATAGCACCTACCGCATATTCTATAACTTTAGACAAATGTGTTAAGTTGGGTATAGTTAGTCCTTACAATATTACCTGTGTGCCTGTTAAACTTAGTAGTAAAGAGAAAGAAAGTTATAAAAAAATTAACAATAAATTTTTATATTACAAATTTAGCCTTGGTCAGTTTGACGCTTTTAATGAAGCAAAAAGGATATTAGGAGATGTAAATGCATCACCTGCACAGAAGCAAGCAGCAGTACAATTTTATAGATGTATACGAGAACGAAAAAAAATTGTAGACTTTGCGGCTAGTAAAATAGTTAAGTTTCAAGAGATTTATAAGCAGAATACAGATAAAAAGATCCTTGTTTTTAGTGGTGCAAATAACTTTACAGATGAGCTGTGCGCTTCTATAACCCCTAATGCTATGTCTTACCATTCTAAGAAGACTAAAAAGCAAAAAGAGGTAGCTCTAGAAGCTTTTAAAACTAACAAAATCAGTGTGTTATGCTCTACTAAAGCGTTAAATCAAGGTTTTGATGTGCCTGACGCTAACATGGGGATAATATGTGGTATTACTAGTAAATCTCTATCTATGATCCAAAGAGTAGGTAGACTTATAAGATTTCAAGAGAATAAAGTAGGGGAGATTGTAATTTTATATGTTAAAGATAGTCAAGAAGAAAAATGGCTAAGAAATGCAGTAAAAACAATATAGTATGGAAAATATAATGTTTAGAAAATTTGTATACTATGAAAAAGTTTATTATATTTGTCAAAGATTAAAATTAAAGTATAATAAATTCTTTTATAACTTTTTACTGCCATGAAAATTGATATAGACTTCGAAATATTGTTAGAGACAAATATGTCTGCTGATGATTTTACTTATCTATATCTACTATATAAGAAAGAATATAGTTATATACCCAATCTTAATCTTAAACCAAATTTAGACAAGTTACAAGAAGCTGGATATATAAAGTTAGGCGAAACACCTGATCATCATGTAGTTAGACAAGAGTTCATAGATCTTTTTTCTAATGATTTTGATCAGATGTTCGCTGAGCTTATATCCACATATCCAATGAAAGTTACAACATCTAATAGAGGCACTAGAGTGTTGCATGCTAAGGATCCAGATGCTAAGGCTAATTTGAAATGTAAACTAAGGTATAAAAGAATAGTTGGAGATAAAATGTATAAACACAAGAACATAATGAAATGTTTAGACAATCAACTAAAAATAGAACGAGATAACCTTGGGTACTTACAAAATTTAGAAACCTGGATTAATAACCATACTTGGGAAAAGTATGAAAACTTAGACGAACATGACACAACAGAAAATGCCACACGGATTACAAGATCCCTTTAAAAAACACGGATTTAAAAGCATAAAACAATCAGTATCAACATCTTTAACAGAGATTAGAACTGGTATGTATGGGAAAAGACGTGTATATCCCACTAAATGGGAAAGATTAAATACTAATTTATTAGGAGGATTACAACCTGGTAAAATGTATGTTGTTGCTGGACGACCTGGTGTAGGTAAATCAGCGTTTAGTAACCAAATGATTTTTGACTTGTTAGATAATAATAAAGACAAGCAATTAATTGTATTATATTGGAGTTTCGAGATGCCCGGTTATCAGCAGATACTGAGAGCTGGCGCAAAAGGAGCAAATAAGCAAGTTAGTGAGTTGCTATCAGTACAAGAAACACTAAAGAAAGAAGAGTATGAGAAGTACAGGGATGAAGTTATTAAGTATAATGAATATCCTATTTATTTTAATAATATACCTAGAGATATAGAGTTTATCAAAAATACAAATGTAGAGGTA